TCATACACCTCTCTTATATTTTCGCGCAAAATGGTAGGGATCATGCAGTGTCTTGTAGTCTCCGCCCCACTCATTGCTGCTGTGCAGAGACTTCCAGAAACTGCCAAGTTTCTCCCAGTGCTCGTTTTTGCTCCACTGTATTTCCCCGGCGACAAAAAGATTGAAGTCAATCGCCAGGCGGTCTTGATGATCCGAGTGCTTCGCCTGGCTCTTTCCCTCTTTGAGATTTAATGCGTGCTGCGCATCGCTTCGCCAGAGCTCGCCGCCCGTGAGCATAAGCTCCTGCTCTTGTGCATACGTTATCAGCTTTGCAACATCTTTTAAAAATTCCCACTGCGCTTTTGATAAGCTCATTTGCTGCATCCTTCGATTGATCTTCTAAGTTGTGCTATACACTTCAAGCTCTGGTCCTGTTTCTGTATCGCGTTTCCGATTAGCTTGCCGCAGATCACTGGCTCTATCTTGCAGGGGACCGGGACTGGGTAAGGCACCGGCTTGTCAAGGTAGCGGGTTTGCGGCTCGCATTTTTGGCTACAAGCTGTCAAGATCAATGCCATCAAGGCTATTAAAATAAGTTTTAATGTCGTCACAATTCCCCCTTTTGATAATCTTTTTTGTAGGCAAGTGCTTCTCGATTTTTGCGAAGCGTGTAGCGTCTGCTTTCCATCTTACAAGCTCTTTTTGTGCTGCTTCATAAGCGATATTCTGGACCTTGATGTCATACGCGAACTCATCAAGACTCTTCTTGTACCGTTCCGCTTCGAGATCGCTGGCAAGTTTTTTATTCTGGAGCTGAGAGTACTCGTATTTGAGAGATGCCAGGGAGCTTTCGAGATCTTGTATGATCGAGTAGACCATATACCCGGCGGCCAAAAAGGCCAGCGCTATGGCGGAGAGAAGGTAGGGTTTTATAATATCTATCATACCCCCTCCTCACCGTACTTGATCAGCACTTTTCGGATGCGGTGGCCGATGACAGCGATCACGTCATACTCGGGCAGCTCTTCTTTCGTGCGTATAGAGTAGATGTTTCCGATGATGCTATAGACTTCCGAGATCACAAGGATATTTATGCCGACAAACAAGATCGTCGCAAAGTCCGCACTCACTGCTTTGGCCCCTATCGCAAGGACTAGCGGAATGAAGAGTAGAGATAACTTCGAGATGATCCCGTATTTCATCCGGTTTGACGTGATAGAGTGACCCAGAACTTTTGCTTTTGCGACGCCCGTTATGTAGTCGATTAGGATCAACAAGGCAAAAAGCAAAAACCCTTCAGCGTTCAATCCTAGATATGTAAGCGTTCCGCTAAAGCAGAGTGCCGCCGTGTTGTAGATAAGCTTTGCAGTAGCGCCTTCGGTTATCATCTTCTCCCCTTTTTTATAGTTTCTGCAAGCCTCATTTCTCTATCTCGATGCTCATCGTCCATCCTTTTGAAAAGTTATGTGAAACAGTCTTGATTGAGTAGTCGCCGTTGTCTTCGCCTGCCCCGCTCAGTCTCAGGATGCCGCCTGCATAGATCTCTTTTCCGTACATGCTTATCGATCCGGATCGGGTGCCTCGGTTTGATTTCTGGAGTTTTGCTTCTGCTTTTGCCTGCGCTTCGGCTGCTGTTTTGAAGTTGCCATCGAGCTTGAGGATGGGATCTCCGCTGCCGACTGTGATCGACTTCGCTTCATTCTCCTTTGTGTCCTGCCAGCTGGCGGTGCAGGAGAGGTAGAGCGTCTTATTGGCGTGTTTGATGCTCATGCTCGTCACCTCGTCGGCGCTTAGGGTGTAAACCGGAAGGGTGTCGGAGGCCTTTTCTCCCTCGATGCGCTTGAGCAGCACGAGAGTACCGTTCTTGATCGAGAAGATCCCGTTGTATTCGCTTGCCAGGCGTTTCAAGAAGGCCATGTCGCTCTCTTTAGTCTGACTGATATGCGTTACGCTCAGGTCATCGTAGTCGCTCTTCAGCTTCAACGCGTGGCGGTCTGCTATCATGGCCGCTACATCTTTAATTGAGAGCTCTTCATAGCTCGTGTCACGCTTAGCCTTCAGTGCAGAAGAGAAGTCCGCGGCGGTGGCTGTTATCGTCACGCCCGATCTGTCGCGCTCGGTTGTCTGGACAAGAAATGCACCGCAAAAGAAGAGGCTCGTCTCTTTATGGCCTAGCCATAGTCTAAGTTCGTCTTCGTATTTCGGCCGGGTGAAGTCTCCTGCGACCTTGATCGTGATCTCGTCGGACTGGTTTCCGTCTTCATCGCTGAACGCGATCGAGACGATGTCCGCCTGCAGTGCTGCGGTGACGTCTTTACCGTTGGCTTCTATCTTAAAGATCGGTGTCATTACCAGAGCGCTTTCGTCGTAGATACTGAGCTGCTCTGCTCAAAAGTCGGAAGATATACAACGTCCCCGGCAACAAGCACGGTGCGCTCGAGGAGGTGTTTGTTTTCATCCATGACTCTTTCGACTATGTCCGCGTCCAGGCTTCCGTATGCTTTGAAGATGATCGTGTCGAGACGTTCGCCTTCTTGAGGTCTGTACTGTGTCATTTGAAATACCTTTGCAGTGAGATCGAGTATTCCTGATAGCGATACTTGCCATCTTTTAAAAAGCCGCTTTTCGTACGACTGAGGCTGTCTATCGTGACCTGATAGCTCTCGCCGGTGCCGAATGTTATGCGCACAGGAAGCTGTTTTTTTGCTATCTCCTCGAAGTCGTTGAGGGAGGAGACACTTTTCATCACCAGCTTGCCTGCAAAATTGATCGACTCGCTCCATAGACCGTCGCGCTGTGTGTGTTGATGGTTGCCAACACGCTGCTGTCTGTTCCAGCCGAAGCTCAGCTGGTGCTGGATACTGTCGATGTCGGTATCGTTCAGATTGAAGACGAAAGTAGCTATTTTCAGTATCATTTATATCTCCTGATCTTCATAGCTTCGATTGCGCTTGCTCTCAATATCGCGGTTTATCGCGCGCACAACATCTACGTCGCTGGAGGGGTTATTGATCTCGATCTTGTCGATCTTGACCGAGCTGGTGCTGCTGTTCGTATTAGTCATAGAAGCGGCCTCAGCGGTTGCCGTTGCCATCGTCTTAATCTTCGGCGTGTCACTGATACCTGCTATCTGCTTTGCGGGGACTGCCGTGATCTTTGTTGAAGATGCCGAGGCTGATTTCATCTCTGCGTCTCCGCCGGAGAAATTAAACCACGATCTAGCCGTCTTCATCCAGCCACCGACAAGTTCGATCTTGCTCATTATGGAGCTGAAGATCCCGTCGAAGATGGAGCCTATGAAGTTGGCCGCTGCGCCGAAGATGCCCTTTACCCCCTCCCATAGCCCGGTGAAAAATCCTGATATAGGCTCCCAATACTTATAAATAACCAATGCCGCAAGGCCAATCCCCGTTATGATCAACCCTATAGGGTTCATCAAAAATATTTTTCCAACTGTCGCCAGTGCGGTTCCCATAAACGCTATTGCAACGCTGACTATCGTAAACCCTGCGGCGAGCATAGGCATCGCCATGCCGATTGCTGCGACAGGGATGAGTATCGCACCCACAACTGTGAGAAGCGCGCCGAGTCCTCCGACGGTGTAGCCGATGACCTTTGCTGCGGTTTTGTTCTCGCTCGTCCATTCTGAGATGCTAGTTACCATATCCCCTACTACAATAGCTACCGAAGAGACAGCCGGTGCGAACATTTCTCCAATAGTGCTTGAGAGGTTTGTGAACTGCTCGCTCATTATCTCAAACTCTTTGCCCTTGTTCATAGCCAGCGCCATCTCGGTCGTGAGCTTCGTGCCATTTTTCATGTGTGAATTTAACGTCTTTTGGGCCGAGGTAAGATCTTCCTTTTTGTCGATTAGGCTCTTTATAATCTTGACCGCTTCGGCTGATCCAAAGGCTTCTTTGAGCATGTCCGAGTTTTCAACTACACTCAAGTCTCCGACATTGTCTTGAATGCGCTGTAAGATCTCAACCATAGGGAGCATCTTGCCCGCGCTGTCAGTGAACTCGATGCCGAGCTTGCCTTGTGCTTTTCCTACGTTGTCTAGAAACGCTCGGTAGCCCGTAGCAGCTTCGCTGGCACTATCAAAAGAGCCTTTCGCTACACCAATAATTGATAGCTCTTCTGCAAGTGTAATTCCCATTGATGCGGCCGCTGCTCCGATGTTCGAGAGCCCTTGAGTGAGGTCTGCACCATCAGTTCTAAATGCCTGGACTGCGCCCGAGATGGCCCCGCTGAACTGTGTTGCAAACTGCACGTCGTCGCCGAAGTCTTTTCGGAAGATTCCGTGTCCGAGTGCGAAGAGCTTTGTCATCTCGGCCGTTGTTGATTTGGTCGCAGCACCGGTCATCGCGGCCATCTTTGTAAATTCTCCGACCGCCGTGTCAGATAGTGTAGAGATACCGGATTTGATGTCGTAGGACGCTTTTATAAAGTCTGGTGCGGAGGTTCCTGCGAACTGGCTCGAAAACTCTTTTGCACTCTTCGTAATAGCGTCGATGCCTGCCGCGCCTATACCGAGTGAAGCGATCTCACCCTGCGCCTGCGCGAGCATATTGTAGGCGTTGACCGTGTCCATCACAGAGGAGAGCATCGCGCGCCCTGCACCGTATGCAGCAGTCCCTGCGATAGCCATTTTCCCGCTTACAGCCTGGATCTTCGTTGCTAGTTTGCCGACGCTTGCATTTGCCCGGCCCATCACAGGGGAAAGCATATCTGTCGCGCTTAGAACGACTCCGAGTGTAAACATCTTATCCATCTGTTGCTCCTGTGATATAATAATGATATGAACAGACTCTATCCGCTCAGATCAGCACTACTCTTTTTTGTTGGACTTGTCGGCACAATCTTGGCCGCGGCTGTCCTTGCCGTCTTCGGGTTTTTGCTTGACCCATTTCTGGGGCTTCTTACTTTTATAATCGTCTTTGTTGCGGGGGTCGCCGGGTCTGTTAAGACTCTCTTGATTACTTAGCCATCGCGACCGTCTCCGCCAAAAACATCTCCCAGACTGAAACTTCCATCTCCATCTGGTCGCCGTAGCTAAAGTGAAGCCAGTGGCCGATCATCGCGCAGCTTCGGACTATATCTTCAACCCGGCAGATTGAAAAGCAATAAACGCTTTTTGCAGGACAACATAGTCCGAAAGATCAAGCTCATACAGCTCTTCCTGTGTCTTCTCTGTCAGGTTCCCGATGAGCGCGATCTCGCGGTCGGTATCGTTCGAGATGTCTTTAACCAACATCATGTCGCGCACTTTCGGCGCGCGCATATTCACTACTTTGCCACCAGATAGTTTGATTTCTTTGCTCATTTTTCGTCCTCGATTATTTTAAATTTTCCGGAGGCCTCTTTTTCAAGAAGCTCGGTCTCTTTTTTGTTTAGCGATTTCTCGTCGCCGGTGCGCAGCACAAGCAGATCTTTACCTGTCTTGTCCTTGATGCAGATATAGTGCGTGGCTAGAACCTTCATCACTGCACCGCCGAGCGGACCGATGCATAGATATCGGTGCCGCCGATTTTTGCGATGTAATTCGGAAGATCGATGTCGATAACTTCCTGACCGTCTAGCTGCAGGTTATAGACGTTCACATACATTTTAACTTTAACTTTCATCGTGTCTCCGCTTTTCCACGGGTCGGCGTCGATGTCGAGCGGGCCAGCCAGAGTGATGACTGCAGCTTTATTGGCGCCGTCTTCCTGATAAGACCCTTTCCCCTTAAGCTTCGCCTTCTGAAGCTTTGCCATCTCTTTGTAGATGATCATATTCATAATATTGAGCTCAGCTTCGAACTCCATAGGTTCAAGCATTCCAGTGTCCATGTGCTGCCCATTTTGAACCTCTTTTTTAGTTTTCGGGTTTGGAGGAGACAAACTCTCCACGGTTCCCAAAAACCCGAAACCGTCAACAAACAGGTTAACTTCTTTTAGTCGTGATGGTAATTTACGTGTTGCCATTTTTCAGCTCCTTATGCTAATCGTTCATATACAACGCTTGAATAAGCGTCAACGCGGTCGAATGTCACTTTGATAAGTGCGGGGCTTGGAGTCTCTTGAGCTTCAATAGTGAAGTAGAACTCCCCGTTTGTGATGGCCGTCGGTGTCGTGCGGTCCTTGTCAAGATAGACGTTGAAGCCCAACATAACATCAGCCCCGACAAGAGACGCCATAAATGCGCGAAGCGAGTCAAGTGCCGCGTCAAGTGCTGCCAGGTCTTTGTCGACTGCCCACATGATCCCGTCGATGACTGCAAAGCTTGCAAGGTCAAAGATGCGGACACGGCGGGCATCCTGCCACATGGCATCGATATCGCATGTCTGGTAGTTCCAGGTGCGGATGCCGGAGTAATTAATGAACGATGTGATCTGCTCATCATTAAGCGGATCTGTCTCATCTTGAAAACCTGCCAAGAACTCACGGTTGACTTTTACACCGCTTGCCGGGATAACACGGTTAGAGATGCTATAGCTGTAGCCGATATCCTTGCTTCCATCGATTGAGGCGCGAAGATAGGCCAGTACGATAGATGCGGAGTACTCGTCTGTCGCACTGGCAACTGTGTTCCAGTCCATAAGGTTTGTAAAGACCGGCGTGATGCGACGGCTTCCAAGAAGACCGCGTTTCGTGATAGCGTCAGCATTATCTACCGCATCAAGACCAACAAAAGCACGCGCCTTCAGCTTGTCACAGTTCGCAACGATAGCGTTTTGTACATCGATGTCGGCGGCATAATCACCCACCCCGATGATGTCCGGACGCAGACCATAAAGCGAAGGTGCTGTTGCAAGAGCATTGACCGCTGTGATCACATTTGACTTTTCAATAGCCGGATCAACATCCACATGTGCCACGGAAACGATAAGAGGAACGACCAGGCCGTACTTGTCTTCACCGAACTTGAGATACTTAAGAAGGTTTCCCCCCGTAGCCGCCGCAAAACCTACATCGGCAAGGGCTGATTTGACACTATCAAAATAGTGCGTTCCGGCAGTTACGCCGGCATCTGCTGTTAGAACGAGCGCCAAAGGGATGGTACTAGATACACTTATCGGGCGTGCGCCCGTGCTTACTACGTCAACTACGACGCCTCTGTTTTTACTCATGAGAAACTCCTTTTATAATGGGATGGATATTTGATGCGGTGGTACATGTCCACCGATGTATAGAACAGCCAAACGGTGAATTTGGATGCTCCTGCCGCCTGAAGTGCCTCTTTAAAAAGCTGATCAGCCAAAGCATACTTTCCTCTATCACAGAGATAGTCATGTATGACAACCGCTTTCATAAAGTCGCTTTTATTTGGCGGCCAGATACTCCATAGCAGCCGTGGGATATTTGCCCCGTTTGTTACAAAGCCGGCGGGAACCTGCACGTTTTTGTATCTGAACGGGGCGAGCAGCCGGTAGCGATTCCCTTGGGTTGGTTCGAGAGTTAGGATTTTCATAACAGCCCGTCCTCATTCTTCTGTCGTTCGCAACATCCACTTATATCAACACCTCTCCAAGTCTCAGGAAACCAAGCGCACAGGTCTTTCTTATCAGACATAAGCTGGCATCTCCGCCAATACTTCTGCTACAGTAGGCATTGGCCTAACTTTATTCAATACATCAGCCTCAATCTGTCCAGCAAGTGTCCAACAGTTCGCAGCCCATTGACCGAGGCTTTCGCATTGAGCTCTGAACACATTGTCATATCCAAGATACTTGCCTATTGAATTGATATCGTCATATCTAAAATTCCGTGCTTTTGTATCAAGCATATTTTGTATAGCATTCGAGGTCGCCACGTTAATATCTTCCTGCGTAACTACCGGCGGTAATCCACTTACTCTTTTTGCTTCAACCCACTCATCTATTGCATACTGATATTTCACATTATCCGCCGTAACCATCAATGGCTCTTCAAGAACTGTTCTGCCTTTGTGGTATTGAACTGCTGAGATATCTGAGTTAAGAGTTGTTGGAATTTGAAATTCCACACCATTAATTATCATAGTATTTCCAACATAGGTTAGTGTTTTTATATCATTAAATGTCATTCGGCTCTCCTTCTTTTTTTATTACTGTCAAATAACTATTTTCTATAATGGATAAAGCATTAATTTTTATAGTCTCAACCAGCTCGTCTAAAGTGTCCGAGCTGTTCATAGCTACCGATGCTGTGAACACGGTGAGGGCATTAAATAGGCTCTCGTGTGAGCAGTCAGATTCTATTGAGACGTTTCCATCCTTTATCTTTATGTTTATTGTTTCCATCTTAGGCCTTCATAATGTAGGCAAGTTTCATGTATGGAGGTAAATTTGCACCAGTGCCAGATACCCCAGTTGAGCCCGTTGCAGCAGTTCCTGAAACTCCTGTTGTTCCACCGCCTCCACTGTTCACCGTAATTGTGTGAGAGTGTGCTCCTGCTGTCCCACTTGCTCTTGTTTGACTATATGCGGCACTTGAACTAGCAGGGTTTGCTGTAACACTTGCTAAATTCCCATAAAGCGGAATAGTGTGGGTGTGGTCACCAGTCGTATTAGAACTTGCTGTGTGCGAGTGATTTGGCGTAGAGTGTGTGTGCGATGGACCAGTGTGCGTGTGCGAAACAACAACGGCATCAGCACTACCTCCTGTAACTCCTACATCACCATTTATACTTGCACCATAAACGAATCTTCCTCTTAAGTCTGGTGTTCCATTGGCTCCATTACATAAAAACCATCCAGTAGGTATAGCTGTGACTAATCCGCTCCACATAGCTATTAGTCCTGTTGGAGTTCTACTATCAACGTAGATTTTTGAGGCTGGGTGTTGATCTGCTGTCGGGTTGGGGATTATAGGGCTGCTCTCAAGGGTGAGGGTTCCTGTTTTTGTTTGTGCACCATCCTTCTTTAAATAAGTAGCGTCTGTAAAACCTCTGCTTGCAAGCACGACTGCAGGATCAATCTTTAGCTCAACCGTACCGGCATTGCTGACTTCGATAATGACCTTGATGTAAAGGTCTTTGGCCGATCCGCTTGCCAATGTAGGCTTGTAAGTATCCGGGTAGCTTCCTATAGCGATCATGTCACCGGCCACGTCAAACAATCCTACTTCACGAACGGTAAAACCTCCGTCGGTCGAGGGGATGTACCCTTCCGCGACTATCCAGTCAGGGTTTACCAAATCAACATCAATACTATTGAGCGCAGCGCGCCACACTTCGTTCGTGAGGATATTATCCGTCTCATCGGGGACGATTTCGACCCCGTTTCCGTCGCCCACCGCTATGTGCGTCAGCTGTACTACCGTGCCAAGCGCTGTGGCGTTGGCAATCTTTGCTTTTCCGATATCTGTCAAAATTGTATAAAACACTTTTTACGCTCCTTGTGGATAGATGATTGTTGTTTCGACCGCGTGGTGTGCGGCAGCCAGGTATTGCACGGTAGAGATCAAAATCGGGCCTGGAAAATATGGGTAAACCGTTCCATTCTCGCCGCTCTGAACTGAGGCCGCGTGGCACATCGTCGCGCGGCTGAGCATGCTGATCTTTATATTCTCGAGCACGCTCCGTGCGTTCTTTTGTTTCATAGCTGTTTGTTCAAGTTTAGTTATCAGCGCGGAGCTGAGCCCCTCTTCGCTTGCGTTTATTTCTACGCGGAAATGGAAAGGGAGCCCGGCATAGTCAAACCACTCTACCACGTCTACCGTGCTGCTGAGTGCTTCAACCGGGCCGATCAGGGCACGGGCAGTTCCGGCATATTTCATCGCGTCGTATGCGGCGCGGATGGCTTTTCTCGAAATGGCTTCGCTCAGTCCGGAGATGTCCACGTCCACTTCCCACGCCAAAAATGGCAGAACAGCCGTGGCACAAAGTTCCGGAGAGGCTTTTAACAGCGCCAGACTCATGTTAGCACGGTCCTCAAACGACATGACCTCGTATGCCTTCCATGGCTCGCTCATATATGCAGGCAGAAGACTCATGTTGCAGCTCCCGTGAAAGTAAGATTGAGGGCCGAAATGTTTATCACCTCATTTTTCAAGAGCGTAACCGGATCTACTGGTGCTGTGAGGATCACGTCTTTGACCTGCTCGCTCTCAAGAAGTCCATAGATCTTAGAGAGGCTCAAGCTGCGCCCGAAGATCATAGTGTTCTCAGCGACAGCGGCTTCGATAAGAGCGCGCACACCTGCCTCATAGGTGAGATCGTAAAGAACGATCTCGGCCGTTAGGATAACATCGACTATGGTCGCCGAACTCACCTGGACGTCATCGGTCAGTGGGCGGATCTCTTCTTTACTCAGAACAGCATTGACCCGGTCGATCATAACCTGGTCCGCCGCGCCTGTGTTTGAGAGAAGATAGACTTTCACTACGCCTGCCTCGTCATCGATGAGTTCGACTTCGGAGATACGGGCATCTGCTGTTTTTGCAAAGTACTTGTAGGTCAGCATGGACCCAGCCGTGCTCTTCATTTCGCGGCTGAGCCAGATGCGCTCGCGGTATTTGTCATCGTCCTCTGCATCTGCGCCCGAGTGAAAAGCTTCGCTCTGCGTTGTAGATGCGACATAGGGAAGCGGGGTCAAGATAGACTCGGTCTTCAATACACTTGACTCAGTAAACTCCTGCAACTCTACCATGCCGGTAGCACTAAGACTTCCAGCAGGGATTACAACGTCTGCGAGAAGCAGAGCGATAGCGGCTTTTCCGTCACCTAATTTGAGCCCATTAAGGAGGGTAGTACTCGTAGTCCTGGCGGCAGAGAGCGCAAACGAAAAGAGCGCATAAGGGCGCGAACCCTTAAGGCGCGGTACGCCGTACCGTGAAGTGCCGAGATGATCAAGGTCGGCTTTTTTGGCAAAGGCAAGAAGCTGAGACTTGACGGCGTTGTTGATCCGGGTACGCATCAGCATCTCGTCATAAGCATCGGCCTCGATCATAGTCATTAAGTCGTCGCTTTCGCTCGGAACGTAGGCGATGTCTTTGGCCTTCATGATCTCAATGACGCGGGCAAGTTTTCGCGCTTTTATCGTCTCGAAACTAAAGAGCTCGAGGACTTCGGGTGCTGGCAGATCAAGCAGCTGCATCGGCTACCTCCTCGAAAGGGATAAGGGCTGTATTTTCGACCTCGCCCTCTTTGTACTCGATCACGAAAGTCGCTGTGTCTGCGGTGTTTATCTTCACTTTTTTTAAAATGCAGCGCGGCTCGTTCGTCTCGATAGCTTCACTAACATAGCGGATGGCGTCAAGCACCCACTCATCATCCACACTCTGATCAACCAGCTCGAAGAGAAGCGAGCCGTAGGCGGGCATCATCACGCGGCTACCCAGAGGAGTGGATAAAATGCGGCGGATAGAGTCGAGGACGGTGAGTTCTTGGGTCATTTCTTGCTCCTTGTATTTGTTGATACATCAGAGTGCGGAGAACCGGTAAACGGGCAGATAGATTCTCCTGTCACAACGCCGGTACCCCCTATTCCAAGATCGATGCTGGCGCTATCCACAGTCACAGCGTCTGCAGTAACTTTGGCACTACCGCTCGTAACTTCGACAGCATCTGCGGTAATAGTCGCCGTAGCACATATGATTGTGACTTTTCCTGCCGCTTGGATTTTGAGCTCTTTCACTTCACTATCGTAGCTGATACGCGTTCCATCTTCATACTCCGTGATCTCGGTCGTATCATTTGCGCCGACGGGCTCTTTTTGCCCCTTATTGAAGATGGCGCCGAAGATAATCCCGCTGTCTCCCTCACCATACGGCGAGAAGACAAGCACCTGCTCGCCAACACGCACAGGAGAAGCTTTGGTCTTGAAGCTGTTTGAACTCTGCGCCACGGGCAGGAAGTCCGTCACTCGCTCGAGTATCTTCACCCGGGCAAGAGATAGACCCTGCTCGCTCTTGGACTCAGTCACTGTGCCAATGGAGATAAGGTTGTTTATTTTGCGCAGTATTTCGGCAGTATGCATCTTTATATCTCCCAGCTTGGTGTGTCGTAAACGACCGTGAATTTCATGCGTGCTCCACCGTACAGGTGGTCTTGATGTTCTGCCAAAATTTCGTCACCCTCATAGGTGCGATGCTCAGGCAGGTCATCGCTTTCTGCGCCGACAGCTTTGAGCACGTCGGCGAGGATTGTTCTAAGTTTTGCCATTGTCGTTGACTTGTCGCTGACAAGGACGTCGATCTCGATCTGCACAGTATGATCCGATGAGCCGCTGGCGCGGTTGCCGACTGAGCTGGAGGTGTCACGCAGGATAAGTGCAGGCATCTCTTTTTCATTAACCTTGGAGGCGCGCCATTCGTCCACAGTCACGAGGTCGTTTGCATATCCGTTTACAATGCTGATTGCCTTAAGGCGAAGCATTAGGATGTCGACGATCTCTTGACGGCGGCTCATGGCTGGTCCTCACTAAGATAAATCTTGACCGTCCCGTCGTTTGGCGGATCGATGTCGATGATGTAATAAGTCATATTGTTTACTATGACCGTATCTCCAAACTCAGCTGCTATAGCATCCGAGCGTTTGCAGGTGACGGTAGGCGTTGCGGCGGCTACATTTGTATCCATCCCGCTGCTGCCCGAAAACATGACGTCGCGGTCCAAGTCAAAAAATACGGACAGCCCTACGCCATTGAGCGTTGCCGGCAGGGTGAACTCGGTATCATTGAAAAACACAGCGTCCAGGTCTGCCAGGCACTGCTCTTTGAAGTTCATCTTAGTTGAACGCCGCTTCTACTATCGCACGGATAGCTTCGGTTGTTGCGTCTTCTGGGATGTCGAGACCCTCTTCTTCTGCCAGGGCGCGGAGTTCTTCCTCGTCCATATCGTCAAAAGCCGATCCCTCTTCTTTGCGAGACTCTTCGATCAGCACAATAAGATCAGGCTTATTCATGCTCGAAAAACCTTCGAGTCCAAGGTACTCGCACACATTTTTTAATTCCGAGACCTTCAAAGACGAAAGATCTTCGAGTCCGGCAAGCTGCGCTGTGTCCATGCCCTGATCTCCTTCGTTTTCAAAGTGGTGTTTGACCGCATCGTTTTCAAAAAAGCGATTGGCTTCTTTGATACCAATCTCTTTGCCGACTTCGAGCACGGTGCCCGGCAGACGAAGAGAGCCGTCGATTTTTACGGAAGTTACCGTGATGATTTTTTCACCTTTTTTCATCAGCTACTCCTTAAACCGAAAGAACGACGATAGCGTCAATCTGGTGGGCAGCAGGAAGCGGCGCGGACTGGACCATAATCCATGTGATAGAAGGATCTTCAACATCCCAGACTTTTGGGAAACGAGGAACCGAAGCCCAGCCTGCTTTTTTGTCTTTGATAGCGCCGTAATGGCGGCGGAAATCGGCGTTTGTGGACGTGACGACGATCTTGTCGTTCGGGATCATCGGCTGTTCTGTGCCGTTCTCGTCTTCGAACCACTCATCATAAGACCAGACCTGCAAACGCTTGCCTTGAACAACGATATCGCCGTAGTAAGTAGCATTTTCGCCAAACTGCTCAGGTGCGATCAGTCCGAGGTCAAGACGTCGAGTATTGAGCATCTCTTTCATTTCGGTTGTGCTTAGCATCTCTTCTATGGTTGAGCTGTTACCCAAAAGAACGTTTGCAGAGATGCCGGCGTCTTTGGAAATAAGCTTGACCGCGTCGCCGATGTCTGCTTTTGGTGTTGCCGTTGCCGCTTCAGACCAGACCGGGCTGACCGTGATCTTGTGAGAAGCTTCCATACCAAGATCGATGCGATAATTTACACCCTTTCCAATAACATCAACATAGCCATTTACTAGCTGCTGCGCACACATCCACTCTTCGCGGCGGATGATCATGTTTTCAAGATCGTTAAGCTGAGAAGCAAGTGCGATAGCTTCGCGCTCTTGCGGAGATGTCATGGAGTACTCGTTGTCACCTGCGATGCGGTCATCAACAACACTGGATGCTGTCAACTCCTGCTTCGGCTTGATGTAAGCCGGAGTGTATTCGCGGGTAGAGTGGCCAAGCTTTTCTACCAGTGCGCCCTCGACGCGAGGCGTCTGAAAAGGAGCCATCCGGCGTTTTCCCTTGATGATATCGATCGTGACCGTCATGCCGATCTTTGGATCTACCTTGCTAAAAAGAAGATCCATCAAGAACGTGCCGGCTGGCTTGTCCTGGCGCATTGCTTTGGCCATTGCCTTAGTTGAATAAATGCTCATAATTACGCTCCTACTGCTGATTTGATTAAGATTCCGACGTCACGAAGTGCGGCTTTTGTTGTCGCTGCCGTGTGTCCTGTTCCGAAGCTCAACACGTTCGCGTTAAACTCACCTTTGATATAAACCGCTACGCTCGTAACGTCGCCGGCCGATGCATTACAGTCCTCTGCCAAGACGGCATAAGGCGTTTCGCTTCCATCTGTAGCGGCCGAAGCCGAAAGAAGAAACTTCCCGCCCACGGTGATCTGTCCAAGAACCGCGCCGCGCTTAAGTGCTGCGCTCGAAGCTACTGTCACGGCGTCCGTGACCAGTGATGTCTCGCCGGCAATTAAATTGTCCGGTACATAAGTATCTACTAACATTTATTTTTCTCCTCTGCTTTTTTTGCCGGCGGCTTCCATGGAGTCCTCCGCTTGTACGTCTGCAGGGATGGCTTCTTCGCCGCCCTCCGCAGACCCGCCGCTAAGTTGCGCCAGCGTTGTGCCTAACTCTTTTCCGTCTTCTTTGTGCAAGGCGTGCGCCGAAGCGGTCGTGCCCTGCATCGCATCGAAGAGCTGGATCTTCACCTGGTCGGGCGTAGTGCCGGAATCGGCAACTGCTGCGCTGATAATGTTCTCATATCCAGGGCGCGCCATAGCCTGAATCGTCAAAACCCTTTCTCTGTCGGCTTCTACTGCCGCCGCTACCTCTATGCTCGCCTCAGAACGTCCTTCGTTCATGAATGCGGCGACGATGTCGGGGTGGCTCTCTCTCAGCGACTCCGCTGAAATCGAAGGGGAAACGGCGGCTGCCGCTACAATACTCGCAGCGACGTCAGGGAAACTCTCCTGAATCATCACGACGGTGATATCGGTGTCTTTGTACATCATGTCTATCTCCTAATTTAAGATTGAAGCGCCGAAATAAGCGCCTCAAATGTTGTGATTTCATCGACCATTCCGGCTTTTAAGGCGTCGTCGCCGATGAGCAGATCACCTTGTCCGAACTTTTCCATTACTTCGGCTCTGGTGACACCTCTATTTTTAGCAACATCTTCAACAAAGATCTCGCCGAGCTTGTCCGCCCAGGCTTGAATCTGAGTGCGCCCCGCATCCTCTTTGATGTCGGGGCGCTTTTTCGGACTTACAGACGAAACGATCTCGATCTTCTCGCTGCCGTCGTCAAAGAGACGAAAAGAATACACTGCGCCGATGCTTCCGACCATCGCTGTTTTTGAGGCAGCGATGTGGTCACAGGCACTTACAATCCAGTAACCGGCAGAAGCGGCAAGGTCATCGACATAGCCGATCACAGGTTTTGTCGCGCTGGCTTTTCGGATCAGTTCGGCCAGTTCGGCTATGCCGGAGGCTTGACCGCCAGGGCTGTCGACTTTGAGAACGATGTGAGAGATAGCCGGGTTTTCAAGTGCCGCGGTGATGTCGGTGGCGAGTACCTGGGTCGAAGTGTCGCCGCATATCTCGGTGAACATGTTGGCGTAGCGATAGATGCCGCCGATAACCGGGATGATCGCGATACTTCCTCTTGTCTCGACGGTGCGCGTGTTGTCAAGAGGTTTTCCGATGCGCGCGGCAAGTGCTTCGACTTCGTGCTCGCGTTTTGATATCTGCGCCATCAGCTCGAGTCTGTCCGGCATCATCATCCAGGGTTGACTGGAGAGAGTCTGCATTATGCTGCTCATTGTTTTCCTTCTTTTGCCTGGTCGATGACCAGTGCGTTTTTCAAGATCACGAGCCCCGAAGCGTGGAGCTGTGCTGTTTCTGTCTCGGCGCGTTTTGCGTTCTGGTCGAAGTCGGTTCCGTTCATCTCGGCAGCCTCTTTTGTGCGAGTGCTAAAACCTTCCTCTACGCGCATTGTTGCGGCCTTGGTCTCTTGGACCGGGTTAAGTTGACCCTGTGCCGGGCCGTTCCACGAAGCACCGCAATACGCTCGGCGGATCATGGGGTCCTCGATGAAACCTGGGGCGTCTAGGTAGCCCAGTAATACAGCTTCGGTGAGCAGGGCTTCATAAACCGGCTGAGTAAACTTCTGCGCGAAGACGGTGCGGCGTGTACGAAACATTTTCCACGCTTCGAGAAGTGCCGCGCGGGACGCGGAGTATGAAGAGCTAAAATGCTTCATTAATACTTCAAAAGGCAGGTTAAGCGCCGCGCCGATCTGTTTCAAAATAGCCTGCGTGAACGGATCAAAAGCCGTGTTCGGTCGATTTGGGTTGGCCGTCTCCACAGACTCTCCCTCGCGCAGTCCTATGACCGCGCCCGCTTCGAGGTTGATCTCGTCGGTGTCGTTAGTGATGCCGCTCTCTTCAACGCCCATCGGTATCTCTCCGCTTTCGGTTTTGATAAAAACAGTAAAAAGACCGCTGACCACCGCGGCGGTGAGTTCGGCGTGGGTGTAGTCGGTAAGCTGCTTGAGCGGCTCGATGATCGGTGCCAAAATGGAAAGTCCGCGCTTCTGTCCTGGGCGTGACTTCTCAAAAAGATGGATGATGTTTCGGCGGCCGCTTTTTCCAAAGACCGGCACCTTTGTCCATTCATTTTTGTAAACATTCCCGCCAGGGTGGGATTTTGTGAAATGGTAAAATTCTGGAGTTCCAAGGGCGTCAAATTCTATGCCGCCCGCTATTTCTGCAGAGTCCATATTACCGTTCGGATTGCAGCATCTGTCCGCTTCGATGAGCTGGACGGCAAGTGAAAAGGAAGAGTTTTTGCGCGAGATGTAAGGCAGTGCTGCGAAGATATCGCCGCTAGTGAGCATGCCGATGAGTGCGATAGTCTGCAACTCGTAAAAATTAGATGATCTCTCAACGTCTGCATTGTCCGACTCGGCCCAAAATTTAAAAATTCGTTCAGCCTTGTTTTCCCAGACATGAGCGGCTTCTAGTGAGAGCCCGAGAAACTCGTGATCTATCTGCGACTGGACAGTGAGCCCGGCACCGACGATATTAAAACGCATGGTGTCAATGGCACCGCGAACGATAGGGGCGTTGCGGTAGAGATCACGGCTGATAGCGCGAAGGTTTTTCAAAGAGGGGAGATCGTCAGTATCCGAAGAGCCGGCGACGGTGTTGGCCGAGCGCATTGCACGGCGGGAGCTGTCTGCGCCGATGTAGCCGCCCGAGGCAAGCGCCTGATATTTCATTTTTGACTGTACGCGCTTAATCCCCTGCTCTGGGCTGATGGCCATGATGGCACGGTCAAGAATGTTCATGTGTACAGTCGGTTTTTTGTTCATTTCCACACTGCTTTTTTGAAGACAGGCCCGCGTCTTGCAGGAAGGACGTTCTGGCCTTCGATGTATTCGCTGCCGTGGATTGCAATCTGAGATAGGATTTGTTTCTTTTCGGAGAGAAGCAGGTTATATGAACGCGTGAGCTCCCTGTCGCCCTGCTTGTAAGATATGGCCTTGCGCGCTGCTGACAGTGAATCTTGTATCTCTGTTAGTTGCTGAGCGAGTGTCTGTGCCAAAATCGCATCTCCAAATTTTAAGTGCTGCAAGTTTCGCAAAATCGAGAAAATAAAGAAAGACACCAAAAGTGGTGTCTATGCATAGAGTCCTCTTTTTTGCTAGCACTATCGGAATACGCAAATAAGGGGGCAAAAAAGCTGTTTTTTTGAGTTTTGTTTAAAAATACTCAAAAAAGACTGTTAAAAATTTGTTTAAAATTTGTAAATTTACTGATTTTTTACGGTAAAAGAGGGGAAATTCTCACTATTTTTGTCTGCGGGTTCTGGCAAAACCGCATAAAAATATTAAACTTTTCCTAAAAATCGCAGGGTATTCTCATATTCTCGGGCAAAAGTCGGGCTCTCCATAAGCAACATCTTCAAGATCACGCCGGTTTCTTCGGTGCTTTTGTTGTTTTTGATAATTTCGATGACATTCATGATATTTATATCAACTTTTGCTCTTAGAAGCGTCTTGTATTCTTTGCTCATCTTGATCCCCTTGATAATGTTCTTCTGCCCTGGCTTTTTTTCATAACTCCCGTCGACGTTCCCGCCGAAACTATTCCAAAACGGCGGCCCATGTTTAGAACCTGCTCGTCTATACCTGCGAGCTGCAAGGATGCATTTGCATAGTTTCGGCAGTCAACCGCCTCATTTCTATGTCGCTTCTTCGTCCATATACCCGTCTTTTTGTCACGCTTTTCCGCGGTCAGCTGCTTGAAATACTCGTCGCTATAGGCTGGCTTATTTGGAAAATGCATGTAGTTCGGGCCCTCTTCTGTGATCTCCAAGTTTGCATATATCTCATCTTTACCTACGTTTACTCCTATCAAAAATAAATTTGTTCCAGTTTTTTTGTTCTTGCTTGCACGCTTGTTTATAAACGGAGCGTTCACCGTGCTCGATCCCTTGAGCGCATAAACGCGCTGCACAAAGCGGGGTTTGCAAAACGCATAGACGGCTTTTTGTCTGTGTCCTCCAGTGTCGACTCCTTTTGCATATATCTTCATTGTTGCGCCGTCATGGCAGACAAATGTTTTGTTCAGATACGCGGCCAAAGCCGCACGCGCTTCAGGCGTGTTCGGATCGCCGTTGATGATCTCATAGTCAATGCTCCACGTCTCGCCGTCTTTGCCATAGCCAACTGTTTCAACTTCAAAACGGTCATCTTGTGTATCCACGCCTGCGGAGAGCACGAGGACTCCTTCCGGGACTTCTGCACCGTACTCCTCTTTTCGGGCTGGGAGGTTGTCGACATTGACTGACGTTGACTGCTCTTCCCACACTTTTGCGTCGCGGGTGTTAACCCAGGTTTTCATCTTTCGATTGTCACCTGTTTTCATCAGCTTCTTTGCCGAAAGCATCTCGCGAAAGATGTCGTTCCAGCTCAAAAACCCGACCGGAGAGTAGTAAGAAGGCACGCGTATTCCGAAATGAATATGGCCCTCATTATGAGGGATATCACGCGCACCGGACGCGGCGCTCATCATCCATGTCTTTTTGCTTTCTGGCGTCAGTGTGCCGCAGTGAGGACAGCAAAACTGCACATCCCCAAGCAGCGTGTAAGTCTCTTTGTCATAGTCAAAAACGAAGTTGTCTTTTTCGAAGAGGACCATGTTTTCGCGGGTCTGTAGTTCGATCTCTCTGGGCGTGCAGGACGGACATGGCATGTAATAGTGCCGCTGATCGCTGTCCGCGAACTCCTCTTCAATATTTGACTCGCCCTCTTTGGTAGGTGTTGAGTTGATGTAGATCTTTCGAAGTACGCCGAATGCGTCTGTTCTCTTTTTTCCAAGATCGAGCGGGCTCCCCTCCCCCTCTATGTTTAGAGGGAAACCGTCCACGTCATCCATCGATACAAAACGGCAAGACAGCGAGCGGAAGTTTGCAGGGGAAAAAGACCATGCGAGCTTGAGCGATCCGCCGTCGTATGTCTTGTCGAAGAGTTCTCCGATGTCATCCTTTGTCTTGCCTGGCTTGATCTTGTTGGCGAGGTGTGGCATGTCACGCAGAGAGGGCGTGAGCTTCTTTGTACTGTGTCCCTTGGTAAGTGACTCAGTCGGCAAGATCGTCAGCTGTGAGGTAGGCACGATGTCCATGTAGTACATTGCGGCGTTAAGCCCAGCTTCTGAAAACCCGAGCTGTGTTCCCTTAATCGCTTTAATCTGCTGGAACTTGCTTTGCGGGCTGAGTGCGCGCATGAGTGGGCGGAGGTAGGGCATGCGGTCAGTTCGGTACTGCCCAGCTTCGGCACTGGCACCTTTTGGCAGCTTTCTAAACCTGTCAGCCCACTCATCGATGAATAGATAAGGGTCAGGCTTTAGTCCCCGCGCAAAACCATCGATGTACGGATTAACCATAGATCGACTCACTTACAGAAGTGAGCGTTCGGTTCACCTCCTCGTCGATGAGCGTGCGGATGACGTGAGGATCATCTTCAGTGATCAGCATGGAAGTCAAGCGCGCAGACATTCCCCCCAGGCTGTCACGGACAAGGCGGGCGACCTCGAAGGCGTTTCTGTTCACCTCCTCGATGCTGACCACCTCATTCATCTGTCGCTTGTATTCGATCTCTGCTTTTTTTCCGAGCCAGAACTCTTTTTGTATCTTGACCCCATTGAGCGTCTTGCCAAAGAACTCTATGCCGTCCTCTGCCTCTTCGTCCTTGTTGATCGGGTTCGCTATGTCAACGCCTGCAGCTGCCGCCTGCTCCCTCGCTTCTCTGAGTGCTGCAGCTTCCGCCTCAAAGCGAGCCTGGATCTCTTCTTTACTCATGTCTGCCACAGAGGAGAACTTGCCCACCTGCCCAAAGAGCCCGGACTTCTCTTGTGCTATAACAGGAGCCGCTTCCGCCTGGGCTACCCGGGCGAAGGTCTTAACAACCGCCTCGACCTCTTCATACTTAAACCACTTCTTTGGGCTGTTCGGTTTTTTGTGTGTTGTAAATTTACCCTCAGATACAAGTTTTGAGAAGTAGTCTTTTTTGCAGACATATCCAAGATCTGATCCAAGTTTCTTGCAGCATTCCGAAGCGGTTATCAGGTGTTCCATTATCTATCTTTCATGCTTGAATTTGTTGAGTCAACTTTTGTATCCCGTAAAAAGTTGAGTGAGTTTGAAACCCCAAAACTACGCGCTTTTCGAGAGTCGCAGCCCCTTGTCTGGTTGGTTGTTCTAGAAGGACCCATTTATTTGGCTGGGGCATCATCTCACTTGCTCCTTATATAAAAATTGAAGTTCTGCTTGAAGATACGGGCGGCGTTATCATCGATATATTTCTGCATTATCGGCACCCCTTCGGACTCAAACATCTTGCTCGGTCCGACCGTATTTAGTCGCTTGATTTTATTCTTGCCGGAGCTTGTTTTAACCCCGCGCACATTCTCAAAGATACCAATGTTCCCACCTTTTCCAATCATAACGAACGCATGACTAAGTTTGTGAGCCCCTGCCGTTCGTATGATCTTTACCTTGACTGGGGTTCTGCCTCTCCTAGTCGCCCCCAGTTTGCTTTTAATATTGCCAGCGTTGATAAAGTTAAAAAGGGATACGGTCCTAGTATTGACACTGATGGATGCCTCGAGACTGTTTGGATTTGACTTCTTGCCCTTAATATATCTCCCAAGGTTTTTTGCTTTGATATTGTATTTCTCTCTGACTTTCTTTTTTCCTGCAGTGGTACCCCGGTCGATCAGATTGTTGAGTGTGCGGTTCACCACTTTCTTCGTGAGCTTAGCATCCAGTGCCAATACCAACCGATCCAACCCGCTTAGTTTGAAATCAACCTCCACCCTAAATCTCCCTCAACTTATCAGCCTGGAACTTGATCTTCCCGCCATGCAGCATCTTCACAAAGGTCTCGTCGTCTAGTCGCATAGCCTCTCCCTCGTTCGGGTAGAACATCCCGCCGCTGCGTTTGCCAAGTGTCATCACCCCGCCCAGCTCGACCGCACAATGCTCCGGCATAAATCCAAGGAACATTTCATTATCGATGAAGGTCCCAAGCCCCACTACCTTACCACCGTCGGCAACCCCGCGGCTGTACTGCTTGTAAGCAAAGGCGATGATCTTAATGTTGACAAACTTCTTCACCCCGAGGTATGCCTTGAAAGAAGTCTCTTTACCTCCAAGAAATTTACTCTGACTGCCCATTCTCAGCTCAGAATAATTTGCATTAAACTCACCGTCTTCTGCCATGCTGGTAATTGTCGTTTCGTTCGAAGATGACGTGCTCTTCTTCTCTGTAGTAGTCTCTGCAAAGTTACTGTCTGATCCTATATCTAACGTCCCTTTGTCTCGTTGCATAACGTCCCTTTGTCTCGTTATGTAATTTCCCTTTTGTACTGTGGTTTCGTCACCATAGATGGAGGATAAAATTGCTTCAGTAGCTTCAATGTTGAGCGTATAATACGTCACGCGCTCCATGTTGATTTTAGTACTCACAAGATCATATTCTTTAAGTTTTGCCATAGCATTGACGAACTCTTTACGAGAGAAATAAAGCTCCTCGCACCAGCTGTCACCGACCTTATATTTGTCATGATCACACGGCTCAACAAACTTATAAAATGACCCATCGTTCTTGTCACTCCAGTAGATGATCTGCTGCAACAAGATAGCCGCATTCGTGCTCTTAAAAAACCCTTTTAACTCCGGTCGAAAGCTAATGACGTTCTTATCCCCGGCTATTATTTTAATGTGACTCATATCAGTACCGCCTCGATCTTGTTGCTCATGCCCATATTCTCTTTTTTACCTTCTGGCGCATCTTCATAATGAATGGTCACCGGCGCCCGTGCACTGCCCATCGAGTACATTATGACGCTCTCCTTGTCAACGTAGACGGCTTCTTTAAACTCGACACCGTTCTGCCTGTTTTTCTCACAGATCAGATCACGCTTATCGATCTGCGCCTTGTCCTTGACAAAGAAGAGCATGATGTCCGCATCATAGTCCGCGTCACCGCTGCCCTTGACCGCCATGTGCCCACTCTGAAGGTCGGCCTTGGCCACCTGGACGATCAGCACGATCAGAAGCCCCAGTTCGATAGCCAGCGCAGCCAAACGGTCAGTAATGTCGCTGATCTGCTCATTGCGTTTTCCTGCATTGCGCTTGTTGGTGATCTTCATCAACGAGTCAACCCCAAAGAACTTTCGCCCCATCGCAGCATGTGATCGTATAGACTTCTCAAGCTGATCTATGTCACGCCCGGCTCCGACAAGGATGATGCGATCCGTCTGCCCGCTTGTTAGGTGTGACTTGACAGCTCTCTGCGCCATCTTCCACACCGGCATCTCATAACTGTAAAACACCGCCGGATGCCCGTTAGCGATGTTGTAGATCATCTGCAGCGCAAAAGCAGTTTTACCCGCCCCTTTCTCCCCGCCGAGCATAATGAGTTGTGAGTCCTCAAACCCACCCTCAAAATGATTGTCCACCACATCAACGCCAGTGGCGTATTTTGGACGAAACGGCATCGCCTGCATCTCTGCTATAGCCTGAGTGAGAGAAACTCCCTCATCTTGTCCCTGGGTGCCCTCAAGCAGATCCAGCATCTCTATCTTGTTCATGTGATATTCGCGTTTGAGTGCTATGCCGGTTTGGTAGTCTTTGTCACGTTCCGCCCGTCCTATCTCATTCGCAAGGCGCTGATTGATGCCTTCTAGTTCGTCAAACCGCTTCACAGTCGAGTCCATTGGGATTTAACTGTCTCTTCATGCAGCTGCGACACATAGTGTTTAAACATATCGAGAGAAGAAAAAGGATTCGCAGATAAGATGCTTAAAAAAGACTCTTCATTGTCAATGCGGTTGCGCTGCATGACCAGGTGCACAGTGAGATCGTCGGTGCGGCGTTTCTTGTCGCGAAGCGCGTTTATGACATCAACCACGTTCTTATGAAACCCGAACGCGAACACATCGCGGTCAAGGTCAACGCTCTGAATGCCGCGGCACTCGTCAAACATCTCAGCATGCAGCACGCTCGAAAGTACGGCGCGCTCCATGTCGATTGTGAGATCATTATTATTATTACCCATCTTAAGCCTTGGTTCCTGCATCATTGAAAAAGGAGGGAGGGAAGCCAAGAACCACCAACGCGACCCACCCTTTTCGATAATAGTTGAAAGCACTGTGGTACAATGTCGAGTGTACTTTTGTGCACGTTTTTGAAGAGTATCGATGGTGTCTGCCAGGACGTTTAAACCATCGGTGCCCACGATCTATCTCCCGAAGGAAACAGAACGGTAGGCATCAAGGATGCAGGCTTAGTAAACCCTTACCCCAAATTTACCCTCATGCTCACACCCACAGTCTTTGTAGAAGTAGCGTGCATGCGTATTCCCTCGAGCGTTTGCCTCATCCAGCACAAGGATGTGCCCAGTAACCCCAGCCTCTTCAAACTTGATCTTAAGATCAGCGATCCGCTGGGAAAGATAGCGGACCTTGAGGTTATCGTAGGCCTCGTCATGCGTCAGCGAGTTGCCTGCACTTAGATAGACGTGGATGGTATACGGTATTGAGTCTTTCTTAAACTTGACGGTTGCCATTTCTAGTCCTTTTTCAGCTCGGAAGATGCCAGGTGCAGCACCTTGTCTTTTAAAAGTGCATTTGCCTTCTCTGCCTCGTCGATCTCTTTTAAGATCGCGGCTTTCTCTTCCTCCGTAATCACACCGTCTGCCATGGCAGTCTTTACGACTCTAAACACGTCGCTGTTCTCTATGCTCGCTATATCTACCAGTGTGTTAACGTCGCAAGCCTTTGCCTCTGCCTGACTTTTTGGGATCAGGGCAAGGTCAAACTTTTTGGCAAGGTACTCAAGCGCATCGTAGTCTGCAGACAGCTCCATGAAGTGGATAAACTCGCTGATCGTGATGTCGCTTGTCGGCATGGCCGGTTTTAGCTTGTTCTCAAGCGTGCCGCCGTTGAGCCCCAGCTCGTTAGCTGCATCGTCCCAGCTGAACTCCTGTCTTTTTCTGTCAAGGTTGATGGATCTTTTTAATATTTTGCAGAACTGGGTGTCTTTTGGTGCTTTGTTTTGCGTGTAATCGCTCATGCGGATACCTTTTTTTCTGGATTTGTATTAGATTGTGAAGCAGCTTCTTTTGTATCATTCTTTATATAAGACTTAATATCCATCCAAGCATCAACTGGAATAGAAAATTTGTCTCTCAACTCTATAGCCTTTTCGAGGACAGGCCGTCGTTTTCCGTTAAGGATTGCCCTTACCGATGACGGGGCATAAATTGTGTTGAGTGCATTTTTAATAGTGTTCATGCGGTAATGATACTATCTGTGTCTTTAATTATTGCTTAATATGATACTCACTGTGTCATATATGAAGATACAATTAGTATCAATATGTGAATAAAGGTATTTAATAATGGCTTTTGCCGATAATCTTAAAAAATATATGAAACAAAATAATATCACTGCAGCTGAAATATCAGAAAAATTAGGGATAACGAGATCAGCTGTAACAAATTGGTCAAACGGCATACGTTGGCCGAAAGATGATAAGCGTATAAAGGCCTTAGCTGCTGTGTTGAAGGTTGGAGTAGAAGATTTATTTAACGATCACGAAACCATTCCTGTGGCAAGAATCCCCGTAGTCGGAACGGCGTCCTGCGGATCTACTGAGGTAAGCCATGATCAGAAGGGGCGCTTCTGCTATTACAACGGCGACAACTTCGCCGCCGATCTCTACTGCGTCATAGCTAGCGGCGACTCCATGGCCCCCGACATCGAGGACGGTGATGAGATCATATGCAATCCATCGGCCCAGGTGCAGCACGGCGACATGGTTCACTACACCCTCCACGGTGAGAGCGCCGTCAAGGTCTTCGTGCGAAACGAAGAGGCGGGCATCATCTCCCTCAAGCCCTACAACTCATCCCCGGACTTCAAGGCCCGCATCCTCCGCATAGACGATGACGAGATGGACGCCCTCAAACTCGTCAAGGTCGTGGCCGTAAACAAGCTCAAGTTCAATAACCGTGCAGCACGATTAAGACTTGTGGGCGAATAATTGAAAAAAGTAAGTTTTGATGAATACAAAAATCCAATCCCTTATGCACTTATCCCACTTACGCTACAAGAATGTGAACAAGAATTTGTGTTACAACTTAATGACACAAATATACGAAGAAAAAGATGGCAGGAGTTTGAACGCTATAACGCTGACTTAAATGCTTGTCTAAGCCATCCTCTCAAGCAATGGATGGATGGTAGTTTTACCACTCTAAAGCCAAATCCATCAGATATTGATGTTGTTAACTTCATCGATATTTCTGACCTAGACGATCATCTGGCCCTATTTGACATGAACCATTCAGTAGGTGAGACAAAACGAAAGTACAATATTGATGGCTATATTGTTGTTGTTGTCCCAGCGGATCATGAACACTATGATACAATACAGAAGCATATAGATTACTGGCGTAAATGGTTTGGACGAGACCGTAACGCAAACCCAAAAGGGTTGATAGAGATTACACATGACTGAGCTACAAAATATCAATGAACAGATACATGACACTAAACAGCTACTTGAACAGATAGAAAATCCAGGTAGTGACAAACTAATGCGGTTTATATACAATCAAGATAATCAACTACTTTCAAATCTTATGAAAAAAAAACAAAAAATCATTATCGAATCTTTTAAAGAAACTGTACCACAACACATTACATCACCTGCTGATATCATAGAACTTATCTATACTAAAGAGCACTTTGGACCAATAGATCCTTTTTATATAGCGGAATATTTTGGGTTTAAAATAGACCAAAATTATGATCTTCAAGGCGATATAGGTAAATGTGAATTTGATGGAGAAACTATTAGAATAACCTATAAGGCAACTCAGCCTGTACGAGATAAGTTTACAATTGCTCATGAACTTGGACATGTTTTTGTACATTTTTCAACTGGCATTGACTCGGTCTTTATAGATGAGCATATAGGCGGTTCAGCATTACCGACAAATAGTACAAACTATCAACCTGTCATGCAAGCGGCAAGAAATACCACTACGACCAACACAATAGAAGCAGAGGCAAATGAATTTGCCGGACAACTTCTCGTACCAAGAGCTATTTTGGAAAGACTTCTTGAACGTATCCCAGACAATCAAAGTATCTCAGCAACACTGATAAAAAAATTTTTTCACGTGTCAACTCCTGTTTTAGAGATTAGTCTTAAAAAATACGGTTTACTGTTTAGTTCAAAAATCAACAACGACTTACAGTAGGGGTAATATGCACAAAATTATTCAAAAAATGATACAGGTAGCGAGTTATAATGACACACGCGTTAGAGTGATTCTCGAGGGAACCACCATATTCCATGGTATTTTATCCCCTCCTAACCTCAGTTCAGCTACACCTATTGGCGCAACATCACGAACAACCTTTAACTTTACACACGACAAGATAGATTATGAATTAAATACCTCATTTAACCTATTTGGAATAGACTACATACTTTCATCATCTGTTCCCACACTTCCAATTCTTCCATCTATTGAAGTTGATGAGCATAACAACCATTCTCCATTTACGCGTGGGTTTATGCCTACCTACACCCCTATATTAAAATATACAGACACAATTTTTACTATCATTGATGCCGTGCATAACAATGCAAATAAGACTATCTATCCACTTATCGATGTTCGAAAGGATGGTGACATACAAAAATATAGAAAAGACAACTTTCTTAAGCCACATTTCCTTGATCTTTATGATCTAGAGATAATGAGGAATAGAGCGCATCGGGATGAAATAAAGTCAATACGAAATAAAAAAAGAAAGTCCCCCAATAAACCAGATCTTCCAGACGAAATATATACTCCTGCCTCTGCAGAAGAAAAGATATTTCACTATAAGAAACTATTTGCATGCCTTCCCATCATTCCAACTTGTAGAATAGACACATCTACCCCAGCTGACAGCAATTACCTTTTCTTTGTAAAAACAATTTTAGAACATTTCGGCACTATTGTATTTAGAGTTATGAACATGGAAAACTTTCATACTCACATCAGTTCCTACCTTGATCCTTTCACATCTCTTTTAGATAAAAGCTATATCATTCTTGAATTCAACGGTATAAAAGAGGGCAAAGAAATCTCTATACTAAACTCTTTACAAAAACGTGGTCATATCCCACAAATAATATATGCCAAAGAGAGTGCAGATTATGAAAATATCAAAAGAGAATATGGCGATAATTACTTCGAAAATATAGCTCTATCAGGGTATTTACGACTGCAGAGACACAACATTAAAAATATATGGTTTGCAGATTATTGTGGCTACGACAGAAATACTGCCACATCTTTTATCCCCGGAATGATACCTAATGCATCGCTCTATCTTTTACAAAATAAAGATGCTAAAAAAATATGTATTTACAAGGTAAAAGTGGAATCAGAACGTGGTACACAGTCAACAAAGAAATCAATGAATCATCTATTAGAATTTTATATAAAAGATGACAAGGTTGACAAATCTTATCTTGATCCTGAGCACTGTGAGGCATGCGCATGCCTATACACAATAGAATCTATGGGTTTAGCTAAAGCAAAGACACAGTGTATGAAACATAATGGTGTCACAATAGCAAGGCTTTAAAAAAACTCTCTAAATACATAAACTGGAATATCAAGTAGTGGAGTAATACGTAATTTACCTAAATCATCAAACCGTGAGCTAAGAGCTTCTTTAAACCCTTTACTTTCAATCATATCCATACGCTTCCAGAATTCTTCCTCATATTTTTGCTTAATTCTAAAAATTGTCAAGCGCCTTAGTTCATCTTCAGATAGTAGATCAAGTAATTTTGCCTTAGCCTCTGAAGTATCATACTTGTACCACCCAGGGAAACCTCTAAGTGTTTCTCTTATTTCAATCGGCGCCCAATATGCCAAGTAATTTTCAGAATAAACATTATTATTCTTATAAGCTTCATCTATAGAATTAAGCTGATAACGGCTTGTTACTTCAATAAGCCCTACTCCTTCCATATAAGGTGCTTCTTTAAGCTTTTGAATAAACTTGCTATCTGCAACTATTGTAACACGGTGAGCATGTTTTTTATAGCTCTCTATTTGTTTTTTTATACGAGATAATGAATCAGCCTTTGATTTAATCTCATAAATATGAATATCACCATTTGTGACCAACATATCTGCGACACTTCCAGGTAAAGACACTTCCGGAACGGCGATGTAATTCCCCTTAATTTCTTTGGCTATCTTTTTAAATAATGCAATCTTGATCTTGTCTGCTTCTGTCATACTCTGCATTAAGCAATCTCCATTCCTCAATATTAAATTTTTAAAAGTATAGCATAATGATACTAAATGTGTCTTTATTAAGTTTGCTTTAATGACACAGATAGTATCATTTTCAAATCCAATCCATCCCGGCCAAAGAATCGGGATAAGGATTGGAGTGTTTTTTGACTTTTCAGCGGCAGCTCTCGCAGGTAAATAAGAGGCCGTTTTCAAATGATCCCCGTACATATTCGAGCGGAAGCGGGAAGCGTCGTCAACGGACGCTGGAATAAATGTGCAGTTGAATGTTCTAAGGTGTCGTGTTCGCACGGCACTAAGAGCACAAAGGAAAGTAAATGGATGTATGGTTTTTCTGGTTTTTATTAACTATGACTTTATGGTTGCTTGATGAGTAAGCCAGATGGCTTACTTTTTACTTGAATTGATATCTCTTGATGCTTTTGGCTTTATAGGCTTTGCATCATTTGATCTTTTACCATAGTCGCTTGGTTTTACAACGGGCTGAATAGGCTTCTTATTGTTTGATGACATGTGTTTACCTTATTTTTTTATCTATTCTTTTTAATATTAGTACCTGGTATATAGTCTTCAAGAATACGTCTTTTATATACCTTTAGGTTATCAGGCAATGCAAACATTGCATTATCATAATGAAACATTTTCTTATTTGACACTAAAGTATTTTGTAATGGCTCAGGACAGCTCTCCTTGTAATAAAATGTTGTATGCGTAGACAAAGCTAAAAGTGAGGCAAGCGTCAATAATGTTAATCCACTTGATTGTCTTATCAGTTTGGATCTCCTAATGATATTGATTCCATTATATCGTACTGCGCGTTGAGCCTCATACAGCATCGAAACCAAACCATTGGACTTTGCCCATCTTCCATCGGGGGTCTTACTCATAAATGATACTTTCCCAGGAACGCCATAGTGGACATACCTTCCAGACCGCATTCCTATGAGTGAAGAAAATATGCTACCCGCAGAAACGATAAAAAATGGTACTGTAAACCATAAAGAAGCACCATCCTCCATTATTTTAATAGAAATACCAATAAAAACAATGTTAAGCCACAGTAATGTCTTTATCACATTAAACTGGTGAGGCATTGTGGATCCGATCAATATATCTAATTCTTTTCGTACTGCCTCATAGTGCAATTTTAAATTATCCTCATAATCGGCAGTAATCTTGTTTGAACTTTCACGTTGTTTTTCTCGATACCCCATATTCACTTCTCCACATGTTTATTATGGAGCCCTTTTGTTTTGGTTTGTCAACATCATTATAGCAGAAGGGTTCCACCGTAAATAATAATTTAACGGGGGCTTAGCTCAGTTGGTCAGAGCGTAGATTTTGTACATCTAAGGTCGCAGGTTCGAATCCTGCAGTCCCCACCCTAACATTCTCCCTATGAAAAAGAGACCATACCTATCGCAAGCTTCCTTTACTCATCTGGCGGCGTTATGAAAGCGAAGTATGATCTGAAACTTTTTGTTGAGATACCAACAGGTATTTCATAAAACGTTTAACGGGAAAAAGATGAAATACATAAAAAACAAATGGGATAAGTTCGAAGAGCTGCTAGAGCAGCTCGCCGAACAGATTTTGTAAAAGTAGATGAAAAGTATATCACAAAGAAAAGGAGAGCCGATGTTTTTAGAACTGTTCGCACTATGTAAGCTGATAAACGACATTACCGATCATCATGTCATATGCGATTTTTCAGGTCATGTAGATGCTATTAGCATCCAAGTATTTGAAGGGGGGTGGGCAAAGGACAAGGCACCATCTTTTTCGACCTCTCTGTATGAGAATGAGGACGGAAAAGATATTAAAAGACGTCTGTGCTCCTTTCTGACAGACAGATGAAAAAGCCTCTTAAACGCGGCCTGCTCGACGAGGCCCCGAACGTCACGAGCCAGTCAATATTCATATCAAGGAAAGCCTATGTACACAAAAAGGAAACGCCGGGCCTTCGCCCCCTCGACCATGCGCAAAAAGTTCAGGATCTTGTTTAAACCATGTAAGACCGACATCACAGAAGACCTTCTGCACAGGGGGTCAGGATGGTACGTGCTATAGCAAGATCGACCGCCGAACTCGAGCATGAGTTCCTTCGCCTCAAGTTGTCCGCGCCCGAGCACAGACCCATCAAGATAGCCGACGCCGTCAAGCAGCTGGCCCTCTTCAAAAGCCGCATAGGGATAAAAAATGACTGACTTTATAACGCTGGACATGTTTAGATGGGGTGTATTCCTCCTGTGCCTCGCCCTGATCTTCGTCGCCTTGGTCGTAAAATACTACGCCAAAAAACGAAAAGAAGACTACACCAACCGCGACGACTACGTGATCGATGACTTCTACATGCACAAAAACTGACAGTGACCGCCCGCAGAGAAGCGGCGCTGCCATGAGCACGCACGGCGAGGTGTGGTTCGAGAAAAAGCAAGAAGTCTATGCCGAGTCCAGCCGGCTGTTCCACTTCGAGAACGCAGTACCGACAGGCATCCCCCAGCGAATGCCAAAAGCCGAAGCCGCCGCCTACTACACCCAAAAACTAAACACAGTCTGGCACCAGCTCGGCATAACCAAAAAGGAAAAACCCATGTCAGAAAAAACCAAACTGCAAAAACAGTTCAACTCCATCAAGGACAACGAGCCGATCAACATCACCAAAGGCCAGCTCATAGCCCTCTGCGAGATGGCAAAAGCAGATGCGATAAAGGCCTACACAGAGCAGAACAATTTCAACGCCGAAGAGCTCTTCCACGCGATAAAGGCTTCATGATGAGCATGGACAACTATGAAAAAGAACTCGTAAACATACAGGTCTCACTCGCACTCCCGGAAGTAAAAGAAGAAGCCGTTGACAAGCTCAACAAGAAGTACGGACGTGGGCGTGACCAGGCCATGGTAGAGAACGGGGACACTTCCGACATCTCTTCAAGCTATTAAAAAAGGAAACAGCATGATAAGCGAATTAGAATTCGAAACCGCATGCCTGACCGCCCACCCTTTCATAAACCAAAAGGGCAACACCGTCTGGGTAGACCGCACCGACTACACCCAAGAACTGCCCATCGTCTACTTCCACGACGAAAACAATACTCCCAGGGCGCTCGACAAAGAGACTTTTAAAGAGTCCTTTTCCCTGGTGCTGCCGATGGCACATAAGACCGTAGATCCAAGAAACATCAACGCTGCCAAAAAAATGGGATACATAAAATGACCGGCTTCTTCAAAGGCCGAGCCATTGGCCAGGTAGATACCGTCCTGATCAACGGAAAGCCCTACACGGACAAAGAGATCAGAGAGCTGCTTAAGCAAAAGGATGCATCGTGATCGTATATATCAATGACTTGAGCAAAAAGCTGAACATAAAAAGCCAGCAGCTTCACAGCAAGTTTTCAAGGCTCAAAAAATACGGTCTTGAGAAGACAAAGAACTCAAACGGCTATTACGTTGATGATATCCTTATGGCGATAGATACAAGACTCTTGATCTACACTAAAAACCAGATGGGAGACAAGATGAACGAGCAGCTTTATCTGATCAAGGACTTCTTGCTTGGAATACAAAAGAGAATAGCATGAGAAGGCCAGGCTTTTACTGGGTCCAATACCTTGGTGAGATGACCTTAGGGCAATGGGATGATAAAACCAATGAGTGGTACCTGATAGGGCTTGAAAAAGGGTGCAACTATATTGAAGACAGTGACTTGGATTATATCGCGCAGCAAGTTGGATAATTACTGAAAGACTACGAAAACTTGTGATTTAAACGAAGAATGCACACAAACTTATGATTTAAACGAAAATTGTGTGTACTATTTTAAAATAATTTAATATAATTTAGTTTAATTTTAAATTATATTTTTTACATATATATAAGAAATTCAAACCAAGGACTATTATGATTTTACAATTAATAATCATTTGTGCCATTCTTCTTTCACTCCATTACATATTACAGAACATATCTGAATACTACAAAGATGTTCACACTATGCAAATTGATTTTATTAAAACAGCTTTCAAAAATAAAGACTTGACCACAATGTCCTTAATTATGTTGTGGGGTATTGGAGCTTTTACAATATTAATAATACTCCTTCTAATTGCGAATGTTCCGACGAGTAGAATTGCATTGTTCTCAGCCTTTGCTATATTAATTTCTGCATTCATGGCTTCTATTGCTATGATAAAATCAATCAAGCAAGCACAAAGCCATAAAGAAGAAGAAACAAAGACCGCACTTAGAAGAAATATATTATATCTCCATGATCAAGCAAATGAGGTTGCCTCTATTATTCTAGAAGTTCAAAAAAGTAACCTTAATAATTATCTGGACCCCCTATACGAACTTATTGAAAAAAAACATGCTGAGCTTAACAACCCAAACATAACATCAAACCTTTATAAAGAGTTGTACAAGAAGGTATCAGAGATGAAACGTCCAATGACGGGGATATTACTTGAATTATTCAAATATAAAGGGCGAAAGCATCTTAACACGAATGAAGCAGATAAAGTAATGAACTATATGGAACAAACAAAAGATGGAGCGATTGATTTGTTCACATATATAAATAAAGAATACAAAATGGATTTTAAACAATAAATCTAATGAAGGTAAATGATATGAAGATTATTTTACAAATCCGTGTTATATTAATTTTAGTCATCCTAGTTACCTCCTTTTGTCATGCTGAATCATTAGCCAACAAAAACTATGGGATAGCTCTTGTATCGGAGATAACAAGCATCTATGATGGTGATACCTTCAGAGTAAATATTAAAGACTATCCAGATCTCTTGGGTTATCGAATAGGAATTAGGGTAAACGGTATTGATACTCCTGAGATGAGAGGCAAGTGCCAACAAGAAAAAGACTTAGCTCGTAAAGCAAAGCAGATAACTGTAGCAGCTCTGCGTGCTGGAAAGAAAATTGAGCTTCGCAACATGAAGCGTGGTAAATACTTTCGTATCGTAGCTGATGTATATATTGATAATGAGAGCTTGGCTTCTAAGCTTATCAACTCACAGCTTGCTGTCAGTTATGACGGTGGAACTAAAACAAAGGATTGGTGTAAATAATGAAAGATATAAAAGTTTTTAAAGGTTCTATTACTGAAGGTAAAGACCCCGTTGTAACTTGTAATGGCGAACTTCTAGAATCAAGTACTACTTTGGGATGGGGATACAAAGGAGAAGGCTCAAGACGTCTTGCATGGATTATATTAGGTAAGGCAATTGGTTTTGAAAATTTACAAGGATCCGTTGTTATAGATTATCGAGATGAAGTAATCGCGAATCTACTTGAAGATAAAAATTGGATTATCGCAGAAGACGAGGTACTACACTGGTTATCTGAGCATGGGTATAGAGATTATCTAGAAGGAGCTGTCAAACAAACTAAGGAATTGAAAGATCAGGCTAAATACTTACTAAATAAAATTGAAGAACAAAATATCGTAAAAGCTACATGCAAAGAACTTGGAATAACTCAAAAAGAGTTAGCTGAGAAATTGGAAGTTAGCCCAGCATCTGTATCTGACTGGGCTAAAGGAAATATCCCTAAGATGACCGAACTTGCATTGAAGCTTCTTATTGAAAATAAAGAGTTGAAACAAAAACTTTATGTTTTTAAAGAAGCTTACAAAATAGCTAGTGAACTATAAGGGTATCAGAATTACCGATACCCTTTAATTAGATTATCTGAATTAAAGTATATTTATTTTATGAATATTCTTATTAATTACTTGACATAGTATGAAAATTCTTATATAATCCCATTATTAATACGAATTATCGTATATTAATTAGCATAGGGGATTAGCATGAGTATCATTTTCCAAGACCATAACTTACACTTAGTTGAAAACCAAGAACATGAGTTTTTATTATCAAATAAAGAAGTTGCTTTAGGATATGGGATAAAACCTCACACCCTCGCTACACATAAGAACGACCATAAAGATGAACTTGAAGAAGGAAAACATTGGGTTCGACTAGAAGTTCAGACCAAGGGCGGCAAGCAAAAGATTATCTTTTGGACTAAAAAAGGCATAGTCCGCTTAGGCTTCTTCATAAAATCAGAACAAGCTAAGAAGTTCAGAGACTGGGCTGAAGACTACATAGTAAATCCACGAAAGAACTCTTCAATAAAAGCAGCCAACACTCGCTACAAGAACAAGCAGATCGAAATGAAAGGCGAACTTGAGACACTTCGTTGGAAAGTTAAAACTCTGGAATATCGTCTAGACCAACAACGTATTCAACGACCCTACTCTATTGAAGAAATCTACTTAATAGAACTTGGTAAAGCAGTTGTTGCCAAGCAGAAACTAAACCCATGTAAAAAACAATGTAAAGATATCCAAAGAGCTGTTGACCATGTTGACAAAGCATCTGATATCTTAAAGCATATTTGCCATTAACCTTATTATACTAATCCCTTGAAAGGAACACCCATGAATAGAGTTCAGACCATACAAAAACTCGCCGAAGATGTCGGCATTGACCCATCCTCTATTCAAGCTATGCTTAAAAATGGGGAGCTCACAAAATATAAAAAGCCAGGGTTCACCAGGGTGTTCGTAGACCCTGATGAGTTCTATGCAAAGATAGAAAAAGTATCAGCCGGGGACGATAACGTCGACTTCGATCTAGATGCATTCCTCGTCTCTTAACTACAACCCCCTTCCTAAATCAACTCACCCATACCAAATCACTTAAATAAAAAGGTGCTATTATGTCAACGCACAGTAAGACTGTTACTCCCAAAAGGAGTACCAAGAAGATGACTAGCTACTATATCAGAGGAAAGACTATCTGGCTTAGCTACTACGTTGAGGGAAAGAGATTCCTGAAATCTGCGAAGCTGAAAAACACTCCTCAAAATATAAAAATAGTTACCGAACAGATCATTCCAAAACTTGACATGAAGATCGCTACAGGTGAGATATACAAGAAAAAGCCTAAGACATTTGATCACTACGGCCGTATATTTTTAGAACACAGAGACAGCAACAAGACGTACCATCTGAAGAAAGGCTACTGGCTCAGAGCGATAGAGCACTTCAAAGGACGCGAGATCGATTCGATCACCCGGCTGGAAGTAAAACAGTATCTTAATTCACTTGATATGCTGTCTAAATCAAAAGGCGCATACAAGAGCTGCATCAAAGAGGTGTTCGAGCTTGCCGTTGATGACGGTGTGATAAGCTTCAATCCGGCACTAAGCATCAAGCTCAAGCAGGACGTCAGAAAAGATGTGCAGTACTTCTTACGCGATGAAGTCACAAAGATCATGGATGCGGCCACCGGTGTGATGGTACCGTACCTGATGATCGCATTTAACACAGGTATGCGCGTCAGCGAGATATTGGGACTGCAGATCGGTGACTTCAAGGATGACGGTTTCATCCACATCAGGCGGACCAGGACAAAGGGGATGCTCGGATCAGGAAAGACAAACAACGCCCTGAGAAAAGTTCCCTACCCGGCTTATCTGCTTGATGAAGTAAAAAAGTTTCAAGATCCAAAGCAGCTGTTCATCTTTGGAGACATCGATGACGCGCTTAAGTTGAGATACTTTTGGTTGAATATTTTGGAAAAAAGTGGTGTAAGAAGGTTTAAGATGTATTGCACACGCCATACATTCGCGACGTTTATGCTAAAAGAAAACGTTGTAAGCATAAACGAGCTTGCCGGTTTGCTTGGACACTCAAGCCCAAAGATCACACTGGAACATTATGCAAGTATTATCAATGTCAAGAACATTGATTTAGGACCTGATTTTTCTCTCTTCCGCTACAATACCGCTACAGTTGAGAAAGAGACAGTAAATAAAGCCCTAAAACAAGGCGTTTAA